CCCAGCGGCGCGTGGCGGCAGCGCCGCCACGGTCGCAGGACCCGCTGCAATACTCGGCCAGCCGCTCGGGGAGCGGTCGGCGCCGGCACCGGTAGAGAGACGCCCGCATCCGTTCACGGGCCTCCCTGGCTGCCTCATGGACGTCGGCGGTGAGCGCGGGGCACCGCGGTCCGGCGTGGACTTGCCAGGCCGTGCAGGCCAAACCCCCGTCCCCCACGGCCGTGGGTTGGAAGTTCGACTCGGCCCATGCGACGGCGACGAGCAGCGCCGCCGTCATCCGTGGGCCGTCCGTACCTTCGAACAGGGGTTTCTCCTGGGCCGCCTCCGAAATGGCGACGGCTAACTCCGGCCGTCGGTCATCCGACAGCGGCGACAGGAGACCCATCGCCGCCGTGACCCACGCGAGCAAATCGCTTGGCATTCTGCACACCTTTGGCGGACTCACCGCCATGCAAGACGCGGATATGTCCGCCGTCGGTTAGCCCCCAAACGAACCAGGCGTAGGTGCACGCATCCGAGCGCCCGTTGATGAAACGGGGCCGGGGCGACAGCACGTAAACGTCGCAAGGGTTGGCCAGGTTCCACGCGGCCCGTCGGGCCGCCTCGAGCCAGCCAACGCGGAGGAGGGCGAAGACCGGATACACATGCGCCGTCGCGACGGCGCGGTACACGAAGGCCTCGGCCAGCGAGTAGGGGGGATTCATGACAATCGACGCGCCGAAGCACCATTCGGACTTCAGCGCGTCCCACGGGTAAACGGTGTGCCCACCACGGGACGCCTGCGCGGCACGACCGTCGTCGACCTCGAAGCCGTACGTCGTCGTGGCCACGCCCATCGCACGGAGGACATCAAGGATGGCTCCCGAACCGGCGCAAGGGTCGAACACGGGACCCTGGGGAACGAGCGGGGCGATGGCCGCCGTGACCCACGCAGGCGTCGGATAGTCGTCGAGGGCAGGGCCTCGGACCCGGCGAGTGGCACTCATGCCGCGGCTCGACGGCGGTATCGCGCGGCAGCTGGGGGACAATTATCCCACGAGTCGATCGGGATGCCGTACAAGTGGGCCAACTCGGAAGCCGAAGTTCGCGAAGGGACCCGATGTCCGGTCAGCCATCTCGACGCGACCCCCTTCGATAGTCGGAGGGTTCTCTCGACATGCGATTGGCTGTGACCGTGTAATTTGAGGGCACAAGCAAGCAGGCGCGCCCCTTCGGACGGCCGAATACAGCGTTTGAGCATGAGTTGGACTTATACCAACGGATGGCGGTTGGCAACAGGCAACGGCTAGACTCGCCTGTTTCAAGGTGGCAATTGCCAACCACCATGTCACCACGAGGCGATCCCGAGTTTGGGGCGAGGCTGAAAGAGGCACTCTCGGGCGCCGGTCTGTCTCAAGGCGAGTTTGAACGTCAGCTGGGCGTCAGTAAAGGTTACGCATCGCGGCTCATATCGGGACACCGGGGCCAGCGGATCGACCGTGAGATCGCGGCTCGCATGACTGAGATCCTAAGGGTCGACCCGGACTGGTTGTTTTACGGCGCCGTCCAGGACGGGAGCCAAACGTCTAGGTCTGGCACCCCCAGGGAACGCCCGTCTCAGGTCGTAACCTGGGCGAACCTGGAGAACCTACTGTCGGTCAACTCGTACGATCCGCGTGACGTCGGGAGCGTGCGAGTGCTGTTCGAAGGCCAGGACGACGTGGCCCCGCTGACCTGGGCGCGTCGTCTGGACGACGCGCGACGTCGTCGGGAGCAGGGATTGGACGAGGCGGAGGCGGAGCGAGCGAGGCTTGAGCGGCTGAGCCGAGCGGAGACGCCGCTGGACGAGGTACTGCGGGCTCGTCCGGAACTCCAGTCGGTGGCGGCGCGGTTTGATCCCCACGGGCCCCGGCCGGCCATCGGGTGGCTGGAGTTCCTCCTCGAGGAGGCCCGGCGGGAAACGAAGGGCAAGCGGCGGCGGTAGGGGTGGACGTGGGGGCCTGATACCATCAGTTTGGTAAAATGGTCAAAGTGTCCCGCTTGACGAATCGCCAAACGTGGGACATTCTTGAAAAGAACGATACAGAACGCGACAATGCGGGACCGCCGACGCAGCAGGCTTGTATGAGTAAGTCGTTTGCAATCGGGCATCCTTGGTCGGGCCAAGGGTGGAAGGTCAAAATTCGAGACAACGAACGATCGGAGCCCCCCCACGCGACGGTCATAAAGGGCGTTGAGTCGTGGCGATTCGGACTTCGCACGGGGACCTTTCTCGACAAGGAGCCGCCTCCGAGGCGAGTGCCGAATGGATTGGTCGGCTGGCTTGAAGAGCACATTGACGAACTTCGGAGTGAGTGGGATTGCACCTACCCAGAGAACCCGGTGGGGTCGACGTGAGGCAGCTATGGAAGACCCTGTGTTTTGTCTCGGAAGCAAAAAAGAAGCGGAACGACTGGGCCGGCGGGTGCGAGCAATCGATTCGACGAAGCGGTTTCGCGAGGCCCTTCAGGATACCCGTCGCGGTCGTTGGATCGCGTTTCGACACAACGTACTTTCCGAGGTCCTGAGGGAGGTCCTGGAGCCTCGGGAGACATGGCATCGGATTATGGTTTTGGAACCCTCGTCGGTGGGGCGCATTGAGCTTCTCCGGGGGCTATTCCGAACAGTAATTGTGCCCCATAAGGGGATGGCCATGTTACCCGCCGATGAAATTGTCGAAGTTCTCAAGACCGACCGTCCGCAGGATTACTTTGTGGGAGGAACGGTGGACAAGGACGACGGGAAGGTCGTCCTCTACCGAGGTTCGCTGGAGTGGATGGCGGTCCCCTTCAGTTTCTTCGCTCGTAGCGGTCGAGGTATAGAACCGGACTTTGGGGACTTCGAGGTGATTGATTGCGGCCAGACCCTTCGGTTCGGGTCGTACGAAGCCGCAAGCGAAGCCGTGCTTTACGCTTACGACGCGGATGCCCGTAAACGTATGCAGGCAAACGAACTTGCCCACGACGCCTCGTTTGGGGCCGCGCTGAGACGGCTTCGTTTGCTCAAGAAGGTCTCGAGGGAGGACTTCCCCGGCGTAGCTGCAAAAACCATCGCGCGAATTGAACGGGGCGAAGTGGAAAAACCACAAGGCGCGACGCTTGCGAAGATTGCTGAACGTCTCGAAGTTTCGCCGAGCGAAATCGAGACCTATTGACGGGTCGCCATGGCCGCTATCAAACCGCACGCGAGTCTCACGACTATGACCGGTAGGGTTTACACCAGGGCAGAGCGGGGTGAGTGGACTGCTTTCATGCCCGTCGAGGATGGACCTCACGATTGATTGCAGCCCCTGCCTCGACTTGTGCGGTCCGGAGGTCGTAGCTCCGTTGCAAGTTCAACCAGAATTCGGCAGTAGTACCGAAGTAGCGTGCCAGCCTCAAGGCGGTGTCGGCAGTGAGGGTTCGCTGGCATCGGACCAACATGGAGATACGGTTGGCCGGCACGTGAAGCGCGCTTGCCAATTGGTTTGAGCTGATCCTAAGGGGCACGAGGTATTCCTCGCGGAGTATTTCCCCCGGATGAATGGGGCGCATGCCATTTTGCACGCGCGTGCTGGTCGTTTTGGATGACCGTGCGTCAATGGTAGTCGACAATTTCAACATCTTCCGGTCCTTGCATGGTCCAAACGAAACAGACTCGCCATTTGTCATTGATTCGAATGCTGTGTTGCCCGACTCGGTTGCCCCGAAGGGCCTCCAACCGGTTGCCGGGAGGTGAGGTGAGATCAAGGAGATCGCCGGCGCAATCCAGCATTTGAAGCTTTCGCTCCGCCACGGCTCGAAAAGAACGGAACTCCCGATCGCACGTCCCACCGAAGAGCCTCGCCGTCTTCTTGCATCGAAACGAGCGAATCACTCCGACCCCCCCCCTTTGCGTCGATGATTGCGCGATACGACTTAGTTATACTTGTACGCGGGGCGTACATCGTCAAGGATGAATCAGCGTATCTTGCGAGGCCAGCGTGGGGTAAAGGGGGCCGGGTGCTACATTGGCGAGCTCTACGTTCCTACGAGCAGCCGACCGACGAGCTCCCGGCACTCGGCCGACAGGATCTCCCGGCATAGCAGTAGGAATCCGGTGGCGTCGCGGGTGCGCAGGATGGCGTGCCGCACCGCGGACAGCGCGCCGACGACGGCTCGGGCCGTGGGATGCCCGGTTCGATCGTAGAGGTCGACAGCTTGCTCCAACCCCTCGGTGATGGGCTCGAGAATAGGGGTCCACTGGGGGGAGGGGGTAGACACGGAATCCGACATAGACACTCCTTCGCGGCGAATCGCCGCGGAAGTGTAGGTGCATGCAGAGTGCCAGGGATGAAACGTGAGATCGTGCAAAGTGCACGGACGTGCCGTCGGAGGGTTGACCTCTAGGGCGGACGCGTGGTTCCGATGGGATAGCGGTCTCATCGGCCGCGGAGGGGCACAAATGGGGGCATTGAACGCACGGCCAGGGGCGCGGTCGGGGGCGGGCGCGCATGATTCGTACTTTCAAATCCAACCGGCATTACCCGAGTCTCCGCCGCTAACGCGGCAAGAAGTGTCGGAGCTGGTCGACTATTTCACCGGGTACGAAGCCTCGATAGGGTACCGGTCCTCCTATTCCGCGATGCTTGCGGCGGCAACGCGCGCTGGCGGGCATTGCGTCATGGGCGACGAGGAGATGGTCGGCCGCATGAGCGGAAGCCTATCGGGGCACCACCGCGTGTACCGGGCCCTCCGGCGCATGGTGGATCGGGGCGAGGGGGGGCATGCGGTTGTATTGTACCGGTTATTTGGAGAGCGACCGCCGAACATGGACGTCGAAACGTTCGGCGACTTGGCCCCCCTGGCATCGCTGACCGCCACCGGGCGCGGCATTGCACGGGACCGCGCCGAGACGCAACCAGGCCTCGGTCCCGAGGCAGCGCTGCGAGCGGCTCTCCGGATTGTCCTAGAACCGGACGGACCTCCGGACGTTCGCCAAGCCCGTCGGAGGGCAGCGGAAGCCCGGCGAGCTGGGACGGTTGCCTCGATAATCCTCGAGGCCCGTGCACTGCGGTTTGCTGCCGCGGCGGCGTACCGTGCCGCCAGGGGGAATGGACGATGAGGTCGCGCGAGATCGGCGTGACCCAGCTGGCGGCTGCGCGCGGGATATCCCGTTGGACGGCCCGACGGTGGCTCCAGGCGCTGGAAGCGCAATGGGGCCCGAGGGTGGTGACGCGACGCGGGCGCCGCATGGTCACGACCGACGCGGCCCTCGCTCGCGTGGCCCCCTGGGCCGGGGCCGACGCTGCCACCGATCGTCGCCTACGGGCGCTCGAGCGGCGGGTGGCCGACGCGGAGATCCGGATTCGGGCGAGCCGGCCGTTCGCTTAGGGGCGAATTGACCTATTGGTCAAAATGAGCCGCGAGGCATGATTTCCAGTATTCGGTCGATTTTTTGGGAGCATGAGGGAGCACGGGGGAGCACCGGAGACCCACAGGGTGAACGGTCCACCGCAACGTCGTCCTCCCGGCGACGCGCCCTCGCGGTGGCCTGTCCGGTAACCCCGGGCGTCCGGCCGATGGTCACCTAAAGCGTCTCCCAGCGCTCCCTCGCCCATCGGCCGGGCGCGACACTTACCCGCCCTATCGGCCGACAACACTGACAATGTTGTCGAGCAGGATCGACAAGATCCAAGTCGATCATTCCCTTGTCGCTTCAGTAAGTATGCCCGTCCGAAAAATACCCAAGGAACTCGAACCGGAGATCATCGCGCGGACCGCCCAGGGCGCGTCCGCCAGGCAAATCGCTGAGTGGCTCGAGGCGGACCATGGCGTGAGCGTGAAGCGCCAGAGTGTCCTGGCGTTCCTCCACCGGACGGGAAACGAACGGGCGGAAGTTGCCAAGGCGGTTGTCAGGGAAGTCCTCACCCGAACCGTCACCAGTGACCTCGAGCACCTCGAGGAGATTCGGACCGAGCTCCGGGAGCGTCGGAGGAAAGCCGCCGAGGCCCTCGACGCCCTCGTCCGGTCGGCAGCCGACCCCGAGCCACCGGAGGGTGGGGACCCCAAGGTGGACCGGCGCCGGCTCTACACCGAGGCGCTGATTGCCTCACGTATGTACACCAAGCTCGTCGAGCTCGAGATCAAGTGCCTCGACCGACGCCTGCACTACAGCGGCGCGGACAACAGCGACGAGTCCCAGCGCCATCAGCCGGCCGTCCATGTCTTCCTCCCCGAGGAGCGCGACTGAACTCCTGGGGGACGCCTGTCCGGTTTGCAAGGCGGAACGCCTCCGAAACGAAGCGGGCAAGCTCACCAACCGATGCGCCGCGGGTCACGAATGGTGGGCCCCGAATCCGGGGCCACAGACTCGATTCCTCGCCAGCAGCGCCGAGGAGGTTCTCTACGGCGGCGCCGCTGGCGGCGGCAAGTCCGCTGCCTTGGTGGCGTATCCCCTGCGATGGGTGCACCACCCGCACTTCCGAGCCCTGGTTCTCCGACGCGAAACAACGGATCTGGGCGACCTATTGGACAAGACTGCCGCCCTGTACCCGAAGGTCATTCCCGGGGCGAAGTTCAGGGAGGACAAGAAGGTTTGGTATTTTCCCAGCGGCGCGAGGATTCGGTACAACCATTGCCAGCACGAGAAACACGCCCGCATCTACGATGGGCACGAGTTCCAGCTGGTGTGCTTCGACGAGCTCACCCACTTCACCGAGTCCCAGTACCGTGCCATCCGGGCCCGTATTCGGTCCTCCCATCCAGGTCTTCCCAGGTACACGAGAAGCACGACCAACCCTGGGGGCCACGGGCACGAATGGGTCTTTCGGCGATTCGGTCCCTGGCTTGACCCGAAGTACCAGGGCGGAGGCCTGGCTCCTCGCCGTGGAGCGGACGGCACCCCACTGCCTCCCGCCGAACCTGGCGAGAAGCGCTGGTACGTTACCGGCGACCGGGGCGAGGACCGATGGGTGGAGCGGGGCACGCCCGATCGGGACGGCACCCCCGCCAAAGCCCGGTGTTTCATTCCGGCCCGCCTTGAGGATAACCCTGCGCTACTTCAAAACGACCCCGGGTATGCCGCGACATTGCGCGACCTCGACCCTGTCCGCGCCGAGCAGCTCCGAAACGGGAACTGGCTGGTTCGGGCGGCTCGGGGCTTGTTCTTTCGCCGCACCCACTTTGCCGGGCGGTTCGTCGATGTCCCTCCAAACCGAGTCCTGGCCCGCGTCCGGTATTGGGACCGAGCCGCATCGATTGAAGGGGACTGGACGGTCGGCCTCCGGATGTCCGTTACCGATGACGGCCTACTATGGATCGAGCATGTCGTTCGGTTTCGTGGGGACCCCCGCACCGTCGAGGAGACGATCAAGACGACAGCGGCCACCGATGGCATCGGCGTGACCCAGTGCCTCGAGCGAGACCCTGGCTCGGCGGGAGTGTCGGAGGTGGCCTACCTCACTCGGTCGCTGGCCGGTTACCCGGTCGCGGCCTTTCCAAAGCGGGCAAACAAGGTGGTCTCGGCCGGACCCGTATCGGCGCAGGTCGTCGCGGGCAACGCCCGCATGGTGCGCGGACCTTGGAACGAGGAGTTCGTGGCCGAATTGGAGGAGTTTCCGGAGGGACGCTACGACGACCAGGTAGACGCCCTATCGGGGGCTTACAACGTCCTTATGGGGGCCGAGGCCATTGACGAGGAGGACGGGCGCGTATTGGTCGCGTCGCGCTCCGCCCGGTGACATACGATGACGCCTGACATTGAAACACTGACCGAGCCATCGTCCCGGGTATGGACGTACGACTGGACCCCGGACCTTCTCCGGACCGCCGAGCTATTGGCGGACGCCGGGGACATGCGGATGATGTCGGACCTATGCACGTGCCTGCTAGGGGATGACCGCGTGGATGGGGCGCTCACGGTCCTATCCGGCGCCATCACCGGGCTGCCCATGACCTTCGAAGGGTCGCCCGACAAACGGGGAAGTCGGAAGGCCATCAAGTTCCTGGAAGCCTCCGAGGATTGGTGGAAGATTTTCCCCGAGGCCGAGGTCCAGCGGCTCATTCACCAGGCGGTCACCACGGGGTTCGCGGTGGCGCGGAATCAATGGCGCGAGGACCCGGAAACGGGACGGGTCATTGGGCCCATCGACGTATGGGACACGTCCCACTTTGGGTACGATGCCGAGACCGACCAATGGTACCGCCGGCTGGCCAACGGCCAGCGCGAGCCTGTTGACCTGACATCCGGGGAATGGCTTTTCTTCGCGCCACGCGGGCGGAAACGCCCGTGGCGTCGCGGCGCGTGGCGCGCCGTCGCACGATGGTGGCTGCTCAAGCGGTATGCCATCGCCGATTGGGGCGCCTTCTCGGAGCGCCACGGGCAGGGCACGCTGGTCGCCCAAACCCAGCCCGCCATGCACAACGTCGCAGGGCCATTGGCCCCCGGCGGCGCCACCTTCGGCAACACGACCGAAGCCCGAAAAAAGATCGCCTCCGACCTACAGGCCCTCGGACGCAACAGCGCCATTGCCCTGCCGGCGGGGTGGACCATGGAGCTTGTCGAGGCCACCGCCGATACGTGGCAAACCTTTCAAGCGCAGGTTCAGATGGCCGACGCCGGCATCGCGTTGGCCTACCACGGGACCAACATGACGGCCGAGCAGGGAGGCTCCTACGCCAAGGCCCTCGTGCTCCACGGGGTCCACATCCAGGTCGTAGCAAGCCTGGCCCAGGCCCTATCGACGACGACACACGACGACAACCTGGTATTTTGGGCCGAATTCAACCTCGGCGCGCGCACCGCCGCCCCATGGGCGGTATGGGACGCCTCCCCCCCCGCGGACCGCAAGGGGGACGCCGATGCCATGGGGGCCCTTGGCACCGCGTGCGAGACGCTGATGCGGGTTTCCCCCCGCGTCGACGTGGAGCGCATCCTGGAGGACGCCGGGGTGCCCCTATTGGCCGAGGCGCCCGCCCCATCGCCGGCGCCCGCGCCGGCCCAACCCGCGCCCCCCGCGCCGGGTGCCCCAACGGGCGGCCGAGCCTTGCTACACGGGACCTTGGCCTTCGATGCGGCAACGGGCGCAAAACGCCGCATCGTCCCCGGCTTCATGCGGGGGCAGCTCTACGCCGACGACATCGTGGACGCCGCAACCGAGGCGGCCACCGCGGCCGGGGAGGACATCCTCACGCGGGTACTTCGGGCCATCGACAACGCCCGGGGGTACGAGGCCCTCCGCGCCGATTTGAAGGCCATCCTGGAGGGGGCCGACCCCGCCACGACATCGCTCGTGGTGGAGCGGGCCATGTTGCTCGCCGAGCTCGGCGGACGCCTATCGGTCCTCGAGGACGTGACCTGATGGACTGGCCCGTCGGCCTCGAGGACGTGGAGTTCGTCCGCGCCATAGACTTCCACCTGAAAAAGGTGCCCATCACCCCCGACGCGTGGAAGGCGCTCTACCCGCCCCTTCGGTCCCGGGCGTTCACCGTTTCGGCCGTCCACCAGCTCGACGTCATCACCGACGTATGGCGCGCCGTCGACAAGGCCGTGGCCGATGGCACGACCCTCGAGGACTTCAAAAAGGCGGTAAAGGGGCCGCTCACCGATGCGTGGGCGGGGTCGGTCAAGCGCCCGGCGCACCGTATCGAAACCATTTACCGGACCAACGTGCAGGGCGCGTATGCCGCCGGGCGGCACGCCCAACTCACCGACCCGACCGTTCTCGAGGACCGGCCCTATTGGCAATTCGACGCCATCCTCGACAACCGAACCTCCCCGGTGTGCAAGGCGGCCCACGGCACGGTCCTTCCCGCCGATGACAAGTGGTGGGAGACCCATAACCCCCCATGTCACTTCAATTGCCGCTCGACCGTCATCGCGCTAACGGGCGACGAGGCCAAGGCCTCGGGTGTCACGGACACGCCGACGACCGAGAAGGCCGGCAAGGGGTTCGGCGCACCGCCGGACTTTTCGGAGGACGACTGGGTGGCGGACAAGCTGGCCAACGCCCCCGAGGAGCTCGCCGGCATAACGCGCGTCCACCTTGAGGCGTCCGCCAACCGCCCCCTAATCCCGTTCCGCCCGAACCCTCCGGATACGCCCCGCCGAACGCTCGAGGAAGCGTTCAAAATCGCCGAAGAAAACGGCGTCGACTTTGACCACGACCTTATCATGGTCAGGGTGGCTCGGTATCCGTTGGGCAAGGACGTGTGGGCACGATACGGAGCCAACATGTCGGTGGCTGGGAACACCGTCGTGCAACGCTCCAAGTTTCTTCAGGATGGCAAGTACCAGGTGACCATTTCTCCGGAGACCCTTGATTCGGATGATGCAATTTGCGCGGTCCTGGCCCACGAAAATCATGAAATCAGCCAATTGGATGAGTTCTTGCGCCGCAACGGGCATGCCGCACGGGCCGATGCTATCATGCACCTGATCGACACGGAGACCGGCGTCCTGCATGACGAGGCATGGAGGGTCGCAGATAGGATCACACGGAAGCGTTATGGCAAATAGTGCGGTCAAGCAGGCGGTGAATGAAATCCTATCGCAGCGACTCGCGCCGATTGAGGAAACCTCCCTTTTGCTTGAATTGCTGGATACATACCGAGCGGATGACGTGCTCGAGGCCGCGCCAGAAGCGGTGCGCGCCGAAATGGCGGACGCATGGGAATGGCAGCTCGGCGATGCCACCAACATCATCAGGTTTTCAGGTAGCAAACTGACCGACCGCGCCATCGCTGAATACCTCCGCTGGAGGAAGGCGCGCCGCGGCGAATAGCCACTTAGGCACCCGGCACGACGACGGGGCCATGGGCGCACGGATGCCCAACGGGCGTCTTTATTTTTGCCGCCTATCACAACGAGGAAACCATGGACGGCGTGGCAAACGGACGCACCGATGCAACGGTGTTCCCCATCGACACCCATATGGCAATGGAACCCGCGGCGCTTGAGCGGATCGCGGAGACTCCACCCACGCGACAATTGACCGCGGCCATGGCGTTTCGGGGCACGGCCCCGGCCACGGCCGCCGGTCTCGACACGACCACCGCGGCCGCTGCCGGAAAGCTTGCCGTCGTGACCATCGATGGTCCGCTCACGCAACACGGAGGATGGTGGTGGGACGGGTACCAGGACATAACCCGACGCGTGGGTGATGCCCTGGACGATCCGAATTCCCGAGGGGTCATCCTGCGCATCAATTCGCCGGGCGGCGTGGCGGCGGGCGCATTCGAGGCCACCAAGGCGATCCGTGCCATGAAAGAATCGGCCGGGAAGCCTATCTGGGCCTACGCCGACGAGGCCGCCTATTCGGCGGCCTACGCGCTCGCCACGGCGGCCGATGGGATATTCCTCCCACCGTCCGGCGGCGTGGGTTCGGTCGGCGTCATCACCACGCTCGTGGACCAATCAAAGGCCCTCGAGAAGTGGGGGATCAAGGTCCACGTGGTCAAGTCGGGCAAATACAAGGCGGACGGCCACGGCGCCGTTCCCATCCCAGACGAGACCATCGCGCGCTTCCAGGCGCGTACCGACGAGCTTGCCGGCCTGTTTGCGTCCCTCGTAGGCACCGGCAGAAACATGGAACCTGCCGCGGTCCTCGGCCTCGAGGCCGCGACGTTCATGGGGCCGGCAGCCGTAAACGCCGGCCTCGCCGACGGGGTTATGGGTTGGGGCGAATTCGTCCGGATGGCCGCGACGGCATCGACCCGCAACACGAAACGAGCCCCCGCGTGGGGGAAAGGAACGGGGAATATGCACACCATTGCACGAGCGCTTCAATTGCGGGACGACGCCTCGGAGGCCGAGATCCTATCGGCCATCCAGATCCGCGCCGCCGAATCCGAAAAGGGCGGACGCGAGCGGTCCGCCCTCGAGGAGCGTCTTTTGCGGGAGACCAAGGCCGCCAACGTCGAGGCGGCCTTCGGCACCATCGCCGCATGGAGCGCAGCATCGACCGCGCTTGAAAGCGCCCGCGCGGAACTGGACGCCATGAAGGCCGAATCGGTGCGACGCGAGCGCGACGAGCTCGTCGAGCGAGGGCTGCGGGAGGGGAGGCTCACGCCGGCGCTTCGCGAATGGGCGGCGGCCCAATCCGTCGAATCCCTGCGGGCGTACCTCGAAAAGGCGCCGGTGCATCCGGCGCTGGCCGGTGCGGTCAAGGAGCCTGCCGTTTCGGACGGTGGCACCGCATGGGAGGGCAAATCGTGGGAGTCGATGCGGCCCGCGGAAAAGCACGCGCTCTACGTCGAAAACCGCGCGCTCTACGAGGCCAAACGGGCCGACCACGAGCGCAAGGCCACCAAGGATTGACCGCGGCGCAATCGCAACACGCCCCGCCATATTCACGAGTCGATAGGAGAACGCCATGGCACGGACGACGAAAGACGATGTGATCATTCCGCAGATATTCACCGAAGCCGTCCAGGCGGCCTTCGCGCAAGCCAACGCCTTCCAGGGGTCTGGCCTCGCGACCACGGGTGCCGTGGTCATCAACGACACGTTCGGCGGGGACGCCAACACGGTCGGCTCGGAAATCCGGGTGCCCTATTTCGGGACCCTCGGCGAATTCGCGGACAACCCGGACGGGTCCGCCGTGACACCGAACAAGGTGTCGCAGACCTCGGAGCTTGCCACCGTAAGCCGCGACAGCCTCGCGTTCGAGGTCACCCGATGGGGAAGCCGCGCGGCCGGCGCGGACGTGTACGAGGAGGGGGCCCGCCAAATTGTGGTGGCAGCCCAGCGCGCCATGGACCGGCGGGTGATCGACGCGTGCGTCGCATCCGGCGGGCTTCTGCACAGCGTGTACAGCCCATCCGTCCCCGTGAAATTGAACTACGACGTGATGGTGGACGCCAAAATGTTGTGGGGCGACGAGCAGGACGACGTGGTTGCGCTGGCGGTCCATTCCAAGACCTTGGCCGACCTGTACAAGCTCCGCGATTCCTCGGGCCTCCCTATCCTAACGAACCCGGTCGACGGTCAGCTACCGCGGTTCCTTGGGGTCCCCACGGTCGTGTCGGACCGCCTTCCGCTCACCGGGTCCTCCATGGGTAGCGTCACCGCGGCCGGCACGTCGCCACCGACGGTCACCCTCTCGGGCACCCCCAACGGCCCCCATTCGCTCAAGATCATCATCACGGTCGGCGGCGCTCGCGGGACGGCGAAATTCAAGTTCTCGACCGATGGCGGCCAGACCTACAGCGACGAAATCACCACGGCCGCATCCGTGGCCCTCACCGACACCGCCGTGGACAGCCTCGTGGGCGTGAACGGTGCCACGGGCATCACCGCGGCATTCGCGACCGGCACCTACAACGTCGATAACGTCTACACCGCGTCCTCGAACCTCAAGGTGCGAAGCCTTATCCTCAAGCGAAACGCGCTGGCGTTCTGGTACAACAGGGCCGCCCTTGCACTCCAGACCGATTCGAACATCCTCTACGACTCGCGAATCGCTGCGATGCACCTCTATGGGGTGGCCCATCGGTACCGACGGCGCTCGGGCGGTACCAAGCCCGGCGTAGTGGTGATCGAACACAACGTGTCGTGAAGGGACGAATAGCAAACCCGCGGCGAGCCTATCTCCTATTGCGGCTTGGCGCGGCCAGCCGGCAGGAGGCCGACCGCGCGTCCGTATGGCACGGCCTCCAGGAAGCGGAGCCAGGGACGCCGTTGCCGGCCGAATTCCCGCACCGGGCCACGCTCGCCGCCGCCGGTTACACCGCAATGGAGGACCTCGACGGGGCGGACGTCGATGAACTGGTCGACCTCGTAGGATTGCGGCGGGCCGAGGCAACCTCGGTGATCGCCGCCATGGAGAGCTGATATGGGATACCATCGATCAAGTGGAGAATGGGCGGACGTCGAGGAAATCGTTCTCCTCGGCGCCGGCACCCGAACAGCAACCGAGAACGGCGCGGCCAACGATGTCGGATCGCGTGGCATCCTGCGCGGCGCGCTTGTCATAACCGCGGCCTCCGGCACGACACCCACGCTCGACGTCGCCATCCAAACGCGACACGACGCCAACGATTCGTGGCGCACGGTCGGGTCGTTTGCGCAGGCGACCGCTGCGGGAAGCGAGCGAAAATGCTTCGCTGGCCTCGACCGCGAAATCCGCGCCGTTGCCACTTTGGGCGGCACCACGCCGTCGTTTGACCTGACGGTGTCCGGCGAGCTCGTATGATTCCCGACGCTGGCGTCACCCTCCTCGGGATGGCCGCGCGTAGCGTGAGCGGCACCGGCGTTCCCGTCGACGTGGGCACGGCACCCGACACGGCGCGGCTCGTTTTCGACGTCGCGGCCGTGGCCGGCACGGGGGCGACCCTCCAGGTGACGGTGGAAACCAGCACGGACGGTGCGCTGTGGCGCCCGGCGAAGGTCATCGCGGCGGTCAATACGCGCCGGCGCGACGAACACGTGCTCCAACCCATCGACCGGTGGCTGCGGGCCTCGTGGACCATCACAGGCAGCCCGCCGACCTTCACGTTCGCGCTCGGGGGCTGGACCCGGAGGCCCTATGCGACCCTCGCGGACCTCCGGGCCATGGGCCTTTCCGGAAACGTCCTGGCCTCCACGTCCGAGGAGAACGTCGAGGCCGCCCTATGGGCCGCCTCGTGCGAGGCCGATGGAATGCTGGCCATGCGGTACAAGCGGCCCATCACTGCGTGGGGTTCCGACGTCCGCCTGGCGGTATGCAAGCTGGCCGCGTGGCACATCCTATCGGCGCGCGGCTTCAACCCGGAATCACCGTCGGACGCGAGCGTGCGGCGGAACCGCGACGACGCCTTTGCGTGGCTGTCCGGCGTCGCGAAAAACGAATGGGAGGCCACGGGCGTGGTGGATGCCACGCCAGACGAGGACGGCGCCGATTGCGCTGTCGTAACCGAACGAAGCCGGCGGTGGTGGTGAACATGGGCGTCGACGTCTCCCAACTTCGCGAGCTCGCCCAACGCGTATCCGAGGCGGGGCCATTATGGAAACGGGCCAAGGAGAAGTGCGCCGCCGCGGCGATTTCGCGCACCCGTCGCGCGTTCAGCGCCGGGGCCGACCCGTACGGTGTGCCGTGGCTTCCCCCCCAGTTTCGCGCCGGGCGACCCCTCCGCGACACCGGACGCCTAAATAACTCCATATCCACGGAGGTAACATCCGATGGGTTCCGAATTGGGACCACCGTCGAGTATGCGCGACCGCACCAATTCGGGGCGGTCATTAAACCCAAGAAGGCCAAGGCGCTTCGGTTCCCGGTTCCCATCCAAGGTCCGCAACCCAAGGGGGTGGGGCGACCCAACAAACGCCAGGGCGGCATAGGTTCGGCGTTGGTCTTCGCTCGCGCGGTCACCATTCCGGCGCGCCCCTTTTTGCCGACCGAGGCGCGTGGACTGCCCCCCGCGTGGGTCGACGACTTCGCCCGCATCATCCGCGCGGAGCTTCGCCGCATGGTCGCCGGGGGCCAATGAGCGTCCCCCCAATCGTCAACGTGGGGGCCATAGAGGAGGCCCTCAAGCCAACGGGAATCCCGTTCTTCGTGGGTGGGAAGCACATCACCGTCCACGGCGCCCCACCGAGGTTCGTCGTTCAATGGGGCAGCGCCACGGTGGGGCCCGCAAAAACGGTCGGCGGCAACCCGAGGCAGGCATTCAGCGACGATTGGACCTTGCGCGTGCATTGCTGGGGCCGAACGTTCCACGAGGCATACCGCATGCGGCAGGCCCTTCTTATGGCATGCAGGGCCCGCCTATGCGGCAACTTCACGGTGGGCGCCACCGACGTCGTATCGGACGAGGAGAACGTGGTCGACGGGCATCTCATGACGGTCGCCCTGACCCTATCGTGCCCGCTCTACGACGCCCGAA